GCCAATAAAAGCGGAACGATTGAAGTTGCCATCGCTAATCACATAACTCCCGAAGCAATAGCCACGGCAATGTCCGGGCAGGAAGGTAAAGGAGTCATCGTGAATACGATAGATATTAATGCTTTGCGCAATGGATCATCCCGCAGGACCATAAGGAGAAAATAATGGCGGATTGGGCCCCAAAGAGAGAATCAATAGAAGGCCAGCGCGATTTCAACGTCGAGGAGTCGGTATTCGACAACAAAAGCGATGAAGTAAGGCTTATCACCCCCGATGAACTCATCGGTTTTACCATCAAAAGCCCTAATCTTACTTACGCCAAGCTTCAGGATTATATAACTTTCTTTCGAAGCAAGCTCGGGGCGTTGACTTCATTCACCATATTATATCCGTTCGACAATACCGAGTATCCCGTGAGATTCGTGAAAGGGAGCTGGAAAGAAACATACGAAAGCGGAACGTTCCGGGTGGAGTTTTCATTGAAGAGGATATTCTAAAATGCCATTAGATACAAACGATTCTTTTAAAGAAAAGTTAAGAGGCAGGCAGAAGAAGCCCATTTTCCTTTACACCATCTTTGATTATATAGGCAACGGAACAAATAAATGCTTCACCGCTTATAGTCAGGACGTGGTATTCGACGGGATTACCTATGAGAAGTTCCCGATTACTCACGACCAGATAACCGAGAACACCAAAGGCGAAATCGACAGCACGAAGGTGCAGTTGTCTAATGTTTCCCGGCTGATTGAATACTATTTGCAGAACTATGATTTGAGAGGGAAAAAAGTATCGATAAAGATGGTAGACGCCGATTTACTCGACGATCCGGACGCTTACATTGAGTTCTCAAATTATATAGACAGCTACACGTCTAATGTTTCAGATGTGGTTTTCACCCTGATGAGTAAATACGACATCCTCAATTTGATGCTGCCATCGATATTGTGGTTAAGGGATTATTGCCAGTGGGAGTTCGCCTGCCCGGCCATCAGGGCCCTGGGCCGGGGGGAAGAGTGCGGGTACACGGGAGCGGAGACTGAATGTAATCGCACTTGGCAAAGATGCCAGGCGTTGGGAAACAGCCGGAGGTTTTTAGGCGCACGAGGGATCCCCGGGAGAAGAGGATATGTCTAAAGAACTGGATGTGTTCCTCAAGAAGATAATGGCCATTCCCTATCTGCACAAGGGCCGCGGATACGACGGCGCGGACTGCGGCGGTGGGATCATGATCTTCTACCGGGATTTCCTGGGCATCACGCTGCCGGATTTTAATATTGAGTATGACCAGAATTGGGCGACGAAGGGAGGGAAGAGTCTTTTTATTGAGAATTATTATAAATTCTTTGACCCAGTTATAAAACCGGCGCGGTTCGATATTATTTTATTCCAGAACAAAAAAGGTATAGCCGATCACGGTGGAGTACTCCTCGGCAACGGCAAATTCTTCCATATATTCAAATCCGGAGCGAGCATAAACCGCTATAGCGAAGAGACATTTCAGAGGAGACTTAATGGGTTCTACCATTACAAAAGATAAGCGCTGCGCTCCTTATAAAAAGCGCGATATCACCATCCGCTTTGTCCCTAATATCCTTGCCGACGAAGGCAGGGTATTAAAATCATTCCCTTATAACCGCGACTGGACAATCCGTAGATATCTTAAAAAGTCGGGCTTTGATTTTAAGGATATGCGGATTTCTGTCTGCGGGCACGAAGCGCAGAACTTAAGCAAACACTTAACCATCGGCGACGAAATTGTAATCTCTCCGAGGATAGAATATATACCCGGCGCCACCGAGTTTGCGGCGATGAATTTATTGCAGCAAATGGCGATCGTGGCTTTCAACGTGGCCACAGTGGGTATGATGGTTTATTCAATCTATTCCGCGTTTGCAGCTAAAACCCCTAAACTCTCTACTTTTAACACTTCCGGAGAGGGACTGGACGAAGGCCCTAGTTATGCCTGGGACGGAGTGCGCACCACTGCCGATGTCGGCCGACCGATACCCGTAATTTACGGAGAAAGGGTTGTTGGCGGTAACGTCCTTAATGAATATGTGTCTACCGACGGGGATAATAGCTGGCTACATACGCTTTTGGGTATAGGCTGGGGTGAACTTGAAAGCGTCACCATGCGCAGGATCAACCGCAACACCGCAGCCAATTACTCCGGTTGGTCTTTAACCACCAGGTTGGGCACTCTCAATCAAACGGTAATCCCTAACTTTCACGACAGCCACAATCTTATTTCCGTAAATGTCCAGCTAACCCAGAATAACGCATACACATATACGACGGATGGAAACGACGTCGAGGCTTTTGAAATCCATCTTAGTATACCCGGGTTATCTCAACAGGACGAGCAAGGGAATATACTTTCCTGGGATATAACCTATAAAGTGGAGTACAAGTTGCATTCTGCCGGCTCATGGACGGACCTCGGATCCACAACCATAAGCAAGAGGACCAGGAATAGCTTTAAGAGCATTTACCGAAAAGATGGCCTTACTGCCGGCCAGTATGATATCCGCATTACCCGGACGTCGGCAGATCCCTCGGATTTGAACTATCCAATCACAACCGGCGAACTTTGGTTTGAGCGTATAGACGAGATCAGTTGCGAGGATGAGCAGATCTTCCCCAGGGTTGCGCTTGCGGCTGTAGATTCTTTGGCTCTTGAGCAGTTGTCCGGAGCCTTCCCGGATTATGAATTGCTGGTCAAGGGGCGCAAAATAATGACCCCAAAGGTTATGAACGGGGCGGTGGACGTGCCTTGGGATGACTATTACTGGGATCCGGATGATGAGTGCTATAAATTATTCTCCGACGATACCGCGCTTACCTGGGACGGGGAAACCTTTATAACCGCATATTCCGCTAACCCCGTATGGTGTAACTATGACCTGCAGACCAACAGATTATTCGGCGCCGGACACTATATCACCCCAGCGGATAACGATATCGATTTACTGATTGAGCAATCTCAATATTGCGAGGAGAAAGTATCCGATGGCGCCGGCGGATACCAGAAGCGTTTTCGCATGGACATTGTTATCGACAGCCAGCAGAAAGCGCTCGATCTGATTATGCAGTTGTGCACGATATTCCGGGCGTACCCGTTTTACTCCGATAAGGGGCAGGTCAAGACCGTAATCGAGAAACCGGAGACCCCTGTGCAGTTGTTTACCCCGGGGAATATCATAGAAAAAAGCTTCTCCGAATCCTGGGGATCCCGGCGTGATGTTCCAAACGTGGTTAATGTCCAGTTCGACGACGAGAACAGAAATTACACCACCCAAACTGTCCAGGCATACGTCGATAATGCCGCGCTGATCGCCAATAAGCCGCTTAACTCGGTAACGGTGCGCTTTTACGGGGTGAAAGAGTCGTATGCCAGAAGGTATGGCAGGGATTATTTCCTGGCCTTGAAATATATTTCCGAAACCATTAAATTCCGCTCTGCCCTGGGATCGATGATCCGACAGTGCGGAGAAGTGATCGATATAGCGCATGATGTGCCGCAATGGGGATTTGGCGGCACTGTAAAGGCAGATTTTGTCTATAAAGGGGATTATGACGCTGACGCCGACTATGCTGCAAATGATGCAGTAACCTGGACAGACACCCTGGAGTATAAAGCATTACAGGCCTGCACCGGCATAGATCCTACCAACACGGCATATTGGGCCGTGATATCCCGGACAAAAGTAAAGCTCGACCGTACGGTAATCATAGAATCAGGCAAAAGCTACGCCATCCGGGTTGACTTTGCCAAGGGAGGATACGAAGAAGGGACAATCACAGATGCAGCCGGGAGTTATACCGAAGTCAACGTCAGTACGGCGTTTTCAAAGACTCCGATAGCCTATGACGTCTATTCTTTTGGAGAGGTTGATAAACTAGTCAAGCCCGGCCGTATTATGGGGATAAACAGAAACCGTAACGGAGAGATTGAGTTTGAAGTCCCGGAATACAACGAGAACATCTACGATGATACGGCGGTAGTCATATCTGAAAAGAAAGTGTCTTCATTAAGCACCGACTTTCCGGACGTTACGGATTTGACGCTCGGCGAGACGGTGGTCACCAAAACCGACGGCACAATTGAAAACGCGATAGAGGTTTCTTTCAGCAAGCCGAATTTGTCGACCTACGTATTTAATACCTACAAGAAGGCAAAGATTTATTATTCCGATAATGGAGGCATCAGCTGGATATATGCCGGGGAAACCTCCGGAACGGAGTTTGTTATCTCGACGAAGATAAAGATTGGAATAGAGTACACGGTTGCAGCCGTTTCGGTGGGCCTTGACGGCAGGGAGAATGATATCGCCGGCAGCCCGCAGGACACAATAACTTTGCTCGGGAAGTTAACTCCTCCGGCAGACGTTACCGGCTTCGCCTATACGTTCCTCAAAGAACTGGTGATGCGCTGGGATAAGAATGCCGAATCAGACTTCGCCGGCTACGAGATACGGCAGGCCGACAGAAATTGGGGATTGGGCGATGTCACCGAAGCAATATATTTGACGACAGAAGACGGAGATCAGCTGATCACGGAATCCGGGGACAACTTGATAGCTGAGCAGTCGTCTACAGATCCTTTGATATATAAAGGTTTCTCCACCACGTTTACAATCCCCGCGCCTGCGTCCAGGGCTCCGGGAACTTACTACATCAAAGCATTTGACACGAGCGGGAATTATTCTGCCAACGCTGTAGCCATAACACCGGTTAACTCGGCTCCCGCGGCCCCCCTCATTGCTTCAACGCAGTGGTTCGGGTTCGCCAAGCTGGAGTGGCTGGATGTCGGAGATTCTGACCTTAGCTTTTACGAGGTGTATAAATCGCATACCGGACTTTGGGCGGGTGAGGAATTCCTCGATACCAAAACCCCGGGAAGATCCGCCACTCTGCAGGGAAACTCCCCTGTGGACGTAACAGCCGACAGCGTAAGCTCCTCCGGGCTTATCGATGCGGAATTAATCGGTAAGGGCTCTGTTATCGGAGACATAATCGCACAAACCAGCGGAGACCTTAAGGGCCAGCAAGCCACTATCACGGATTTTGACGATGAAACAGGAGAAGTAACCGTAGACGCCTGGCCGGATGGCACTCCGGATGCCGGAGACGAATTCGTTATTAAGGACAGGGCATATTATAAAGTCCGGGGTGTTGACGCGTACGGACCCGGGGAGTTTTCTTCTGCCGAGACAGTGGATTTTACGCCTCTTACAGAGGCTGAGATAGGCGACGCGATGATAAGCGCGCGTAAGCTTATCGCAGGGGAGATCATCACGCTATCGGCCCAGATAAAGGACGCTATTATCACTTCCGCGAAGATACTCGGGCTGGACGCCGAGAAGATAAACGTCGGGACATTGACTGGCTTCACCATCCAGACCGCCGCCACAGGATCCAGAATAGTTTTGACGCCTAATTCCTTACTGGGGTATGACGCGGCCGGAAATATAGTTTTGCAGGCGCTACTTACCGGCGCGGACGCCGGAGATGTGATCATCGGAGACTATGCCGGAGGCAAAGGTGCCAAGTGGGATAAATCCGCCGGCACTTTTGACGTCAAGGGATCGATAACGGCCACTTCCGGAGACTTTACCGGTACGGTGAACATCGGTACGGCCGGAAAGGTCTTTATAGACGGCGCCAATGAGGTAATCAACGTTTATGATAACTCAAATCCTCCCGTTTTAAGAGTTGAACTGGGGAAGTTGAGCTAATGGGATACGGAATAAGGTTAAGAGATGCCCTCGGGAATATCATCCTGGATATAACAAACCAGATCTCGAGGTTTCGATACGGAAACTTAGTGTCGGCCGGAGCATCGGACAGCGCTGTTTTATCTGATATCTCGGGGCTTTCATCGGTCGAGATAAGCGTTATGGTCAACATGGTCAACTGGACTTATGTCGCGCATCAGTTTACCAGAAGCGGCATTACTGTAAGCTGGGCAGCACAAAGCGGGACGCGGTACTCATCCAATCAATCAATAGTATTTCTATTTTTGTACACCTGATATGGGTTACGGGCTGAAGGTAAGAAATAGTAACGGAGATATCCAGATCGATGGGGATTATCGGAACATGGGGTACATCGAAGGAGCCACGGGAGTGACTATAACAAATAACCGTGTAAGCCCCGGGGTAACTAATATCGACATCACAGACGATGCGCGGATCCCGCTGATACTTTTCCGGCCGGGGACTTCGCGATTTGCCTGCATAACCGACTATGTACAGTCTGGATCGGCTTACAGTTCTTTCAATATGCAGGTTGACTATAACACCTCGGATGTGATCGATTGGCGATGCTATAGGCAGATGGTTACCAATCCTTCCGGATACGGTTTACGAGTGAAAGATTCATCCGGAAATATCGTGTTTCACTCTTACAATAGTTTTTTCAAGATTAAATCAGTCAACAGCGTCAACTTGAGCGCTCCTTCGTATAATTCGTTTCCTTACAGCGATATAACACATAACGGAGACAGCGATCCATACTATATATTAACCGACTGCGGTTTTTGGGTTACCAATGCCGTGGAAACTCAGCCCGGAATGTGGACTTTTATGCTCTGCAGGATTGGGATCAAAAAGTTAAGTTCAACCTCGGTAAGGGTTGGATGGTTTCCCTTTGCCGTTCTTGTGATTCCAGGAGCCCCAAGCGGCACTAATACCGGATATAATCCGACGATAAAACTGGTAGTCTGTGAGGTGTGAAATGAGAAATTTATTTGCGCGTAGTTTCATCTTTGCGGCCCTTCTGGCCGGTTGTGCTTCTTTGGGAAATAATCCTTTTGATCCTGACGAGTATTATATCAAGCAGGAGAATGCTTTTTACCAGCCGCGTGCCGGAGAGTTCTACGACTTAAAGGATAAAATCAATAAGCAGGAATATAGACGGTTGCCTTATTATCTACAGATCTGCTACGAAAAGGAGAACTAAAAATGCCCGATAAGAAAATATCCGAATTAGTAGATCTGCCCACACCGCTAGACGCCGACATAATCCCGGTAGTGGACAACTCCGGGACTCCGACGACGAAGAAGTCTACCTGGGCGAACATCAAGGCGACGCTGAAGGCGTATTTTGATACGCTCTATCAAACAGTCCTGGTTAGCGGGACGAGTATAAAAACCCTAAACTCGGCTTCACTTTTGGGTTCCGGTAACATCGCTATCCAAGGAGGTATCCCAATCGCAGCCGCGGCCGGCACCGCTGATGCAATTACCGCGGATTACACTCCAGATGTGGCGCTCACTGATTTAACGATGGTGGCCTTTGTGGCCAGTGGAGCCAATGCGACCACGACTCCGACGTTCGCCCCGGATGGGTTAACAGCGCATACGATAGTCAAAAAAGGCGGTGTAGCGTTGGTCGCAGGGGATATCCCGGGCGCGGGGGCGGTTTGTCTCCTAGAATACAATTCGGCGGATACGCGCTGGGAATTACTTAACCCGTCTTCCGCTGCCGGCGGGGCGAGTACGGCACTGGACAACTTAGCTTCGGTGGCGATTAATGCAAACATGAATCCGGATAGCGATGATACGCGCGATGCCGGGTCGTCGACAAACCGTTGGGCAAACGCTCAGATTGTCGGCATGGGACGTAAAAATCTCATTATCAACGGTTCCGGGATCGTCAACCAGCGCGTGAATGCATACACCCTTATTAAAGATGCGTACGGTTTCGGGCCGGATAGGTTTGCCGGCATGGCTACCGGTACGGCAGTATCCGCCGGCACTCTGGCACAGACGTCATCTGCTAACTGCGGCCGGACCGGTTACGGATTTAAGTTTTCCGGAGTAACGCTTACCGGAACGGGTGTTTTATACCTGCGCCACCGCATAACGGCCCAGGATGCGATGTGGCTAAAGAACCAAAATGCGTCATTCCAGGCTAAGGTCTACCACGACGTTGGCAGTAATGTTAATTACACAATCTACGTTCGTAAGGCAAATTCGGCAGATAACTTTGCGGCCGTAACAAATATTTCAAATAGCGGGGCGATTGTCGTCGCCACGGCTACGGCCACGACGATAAAGTATGAAAATATTGCGATGGGTGACTGCTCAACCGGAATCGAGATAGAAATTAAGGTTGAGTGCGGAGCAATAACTACTAAAAATTTTGAGTTTACCGAGATGCAATTAGAGCACGGTTCTAAAACATCCGAAATTGAGTATAAAAGGTTTGATGCCGAGATGGGGGATTGCCAAAATTATTTGGAAAAAAGTTTTATGCTTGGGACTGTTCCCGGATCTTATACCAGATATGATGGCAACCAGGAAATTTTTGCCAATCCCACGGGAACCTGTGAAGTAAATGTACCTTTCAAAAGGATGAAGGTTAAAACTCCGGCCATAACGTTGTACGACAGTGCTGGAAACGCAAACAAATGCGACTATTATGCCGGGAGTTGGAGTAGCAACGGAACAGTGGATACGAAAATCGGCACCAGGAGGGGCATACTCTTTACTCACGCGATTGCATCGTCGACGAACACACAATTCGCCTGGGTGGCGGACGCAGAACTTTAAAAAGAGAGGATAAAATGGAAACCATAGCCAACAGCGGTTTGATCAACAGCGTCAAAGACCTGGGCTTTGGGGTTGGCTTTATGGCTCTATGTTTTGTCGTTGTACTCTATATTCTAAAACAGCAAAAAGAAATATTGGAGCAAGCCAAAGAAGAACGCGCGGTTTTCCTGACCACTATTGAGAGGTTCACCAAGGCCATCGAGGATCATACCGCGCAAGCGCGGGAATTCCACAACAACACGACGGAGGCTCACAGGTTCCAGCGCGAAGAACACAAGGATATGGCGGAATCACAGAATTCTATTTGCCAGACTTTGTCTTTGATCGCCGCAAAAATGTCGGGGTGATAATGTGGAGACACGTTGATAAAACGTATCTCGAGTGCAACAGCGCGGCTTGCCGGCGCCCGGACGGCAAGAACAGGTTGATACACAAATGGAACGAGATGCTGCACGTCGGAGCCGATATGTATTGCATCCACTGCGGCAACTGGATAGCGGGGTACGATGATTGTTTCGGGAGGGACTAAAGAGGAGGTGAAGAAAAAGATCGCGGTTGGATAGTACATCAATAAACTTAACCAGGAGGGAGAAATGAAAAAGTTTTTTATGGGGGTATTGATCGTTTTGTTCGGGTTTGTCGGGGTGAGTTTTGCAGAGGATAGCGGCGCGGGGATAAGCATAACTACCAAGCAGGCCGTGTTATTAATCCCGTCTACAAGCGCCGTTAAGCAGTTCACCGCCTTTGAGGTGATCAAGACAGACGTCGACCAGGTTTCCAGTTGGCCGAAATGGCTGAAAGCTGTTTACGCCGGGTGGACGGTAGACGCTGGGTTTGCCTACGATGATTCGAAAGTTTTACAGGACGGCGCGCTTGCGTTGGGCCGGAAGATGGGCACCCTGGGGGATTATCTGCCGCTGAAATTTCCACTATTAAACAAGATCGAGATTACTATATACCCGGCGGCGGCGTATGTCGAGAAATTCCTGACCAATCCACAGAAGCCAAAATTTGGGTTTGGCGGCGGATATGTAAAAGCAGAGATCAAATTCAACTGACCCGGGAGGAAGTATGACAAAGATATGGGCGATAATCGCCGGCGTGGCGGCCGTAATAGCCAGGATCCGGGTCATCTTAGCCTGGGGGGTGGATAAATGGGCCAAGATCTCGCCTATTGTAACCCCGTTGATCGCGGAAGCCGAACAGATGGCGCAGGACGGAGAGATCGATAAAAATGAGCGCAAGCAACTGGTCCTGAAAGGTGTCGCGCTGCTTGAATCCAAAGGGTACATCAAGCTCAATTGTTTTACTCGCTGGGTTGCCGGCATTATCATTGACAGGATAGCCGGGAAACTGCCCAATTTCAAAATCACACAGCAAGCAAAGGATATCTTGACGGCAGTAAAACACCAATAATCTCCCCCAAAAAGAGCGGCGCGAGGGCGTACGGCGCGCCTGTTGACCGCCGCTCTTCCCCTTATTCTTCTATGACTATATTGTTATGGATCTTGGCGTTATTTAGTATTACCGGCACAGTCCTTAATATCCAACGGAACCGCTGGTGTTTTGTCATCTGGATCGTGACTAACGGTTGCTGGTGTGTGTATAACCTCTGGGTACTACACAGCTACCAGCAGGGAGCGATATTCCTAGTATACGCGGGGTTGGCGGTGTGGGGAGTGGTGAGGTGGAGTCCGGGGAAAAGTGCTTGCGGGGATGAGGG